TCGTTCCAACGCAGTGAGCTATCCTCATCGTCGCCAACATATATCAGCGTTTCTTTTATGTACCAGATGCCGTCTTCTTTTATTACCTCCACACCTGAGCCAACAGGAAACCATGGTATATAGTGTCGTAAATCACCATCTCCATCATATGTTATAAATGGGGCACTTACTTCAATTTCTTTGCTACCGGCGATTTCGAGTGTATAGGTATTTTGAGAAGCATAATTGATGCAAGTAACAACAGTATACACTTGTGTTTTTGCGGTATTTTTTGGTTGTCTAGTTAATGAACCACTACTACCACTGTAACCATTAGACAGAAGAGATTTAGTTAATGTTTTAACAGTGTTTACTAGTGAATTAAATTCTCTGGCACTGACAGGATCACCGGGTTTTTTACTTCTAATGTTCGGTATTTTCATTTTATATACTCAACAGTATGTCGTTTAAATCAGCAGTTTGGTAAATGTCAACGATATCGCCATTTTCATCATAGATATTCGAAAATGTGATACCTTGTCCTGCTCTGGCAAATTTATCCCACCCTTGCGGTCTATAGGTAAATCTTAAAGTCAACTCCCACGCTTGATACCCCTGTGTTGTTACACTTGTGGACATAACAGGTGGATTATACAGTAGAGTGTATGGGGCAAATGTAAACTCTAACGTCGATGAATAACAGGCAAATGTGTTGACCATACCCACATAATCAAGTATTGCCGCAGGAATATAAGGTATCGAATGAATTGTATAAACCCAATCCATCATATGAACCAAAGCACCCGGAGCCTCATCAATATCCAATCCTTCAACTTGAGCATTATCCCAGTACAGTTTTCTATTGGGTAGAGTGATAAATTCGGTTGACGGTTCAAAGGTTTCCGAGGTAAGTGTGGCATTCGGGTTATCATAACCCAATTCATAATTTGGCACTTTGTAATTAACCTTAACGATAGCATGATTGTAAACAGCAAGTTTTTGATTTGAATTATCGGTTAATCTACCAAAAGGAGTTGGTTCAGCGGATACAGCAACAGCGGCAAAATGATCCGGATATGGAGCAGGCATATGTACATTCACAGAATTAGAACCAACAGTGTAACCCAACATCTGTAACACCAATGTTAAACGATCACTCCAAGCACACTTCAAAAATCTGGTTGCTCTAAATCCGTTTTCATCTATCACCTCTACTGGTGAATTATCCATTTCCCAGTGAGGAACAGAATTAACGTATGGAAATCTGGTTACTTTTATACCCATGTTACGATCCTTTATTATGGATGAGATAATACAAATTCTGACTGTTTCGTTTTTTTACTGTTGTCTTTAGTGTGCTTTAATATCTGTTTTTGTACGTCAAGTTGTTTTTCAGATAAATCGGTTAATCTTTTAGTTTTATCCTGTCCGCCTCTGGAAAGAGCTTTCCACCCCTCTTGTAATCCAATGAATGACGGTCTTATTTCGTTTCTGTTAATTCTAGCCAGTTTTTCTAAAAACGATTCTTCAATCATTTGTCTCTGTTCTGCGGTTTTAGCTCTTGCTAGTAAACTTTCCTTTTCGTGTCTTAACGTTATTTTTTGTTTTTCCTTTTCAGAAGTGGCGGTGTATAATTCCATATCCCTAAGAAAATCTTGGTACTTTCGAAGTTTTTCCGCTTGTTTTTTATCATCCTCGCTCTGGGATTTAGCTTCTAGAATGCTTATTTTATTTAAGTAAGCCTCTGTAATTTTGGCTTTTTCATCTTTTGTTCTGGCTAATTTCTTAAGTTTATCGGCATCTTTTTTTATCTGTAATCTTTCCCTTTCTTCTTCCGTGGCAACCCACGCATCCAATTCATCATTTAACTCCTTGACTCTTATTTGTTCAAGTTTTTTTCCCTCTGTATGTTGGCTTCTGGCATCGGCATTTTTTTGTCCCTCTTCAAGTTGCTTTAATATTCTTTCTTGCTCCTCAAGTAGCTTATTTTGTCTTTCAAGACTTCTAGCTTTTGCATTAAGTGCAGTCTGCTCCTCCGTAAGCTCGGACTTAGGTACACCATGACTTACACCACCAAGAAAATTTATATGCCCTTTTTGTTTTGCCCATATTTCATCTTTTGCGATTTCCAGCTTTTTCTTGAGTTGCTTAATAAGTTCTTTTTGATACCCGATTTCATCTCTTTTAGCTGTTATTTTTTCCTCAAGAGTTACAGCATCATTATAAGCTTTTTGTGCTTTATGTAAATCTGTAATTGTACTTTTCAATTTTTTAAATGCAGCTTCAGCCTCCAAAGCTGCCATTTTAGTTTTAAAAATTCTTGCTTCGAGTTTTCCCCATAGAATAATTGATCCTAATATTGCAATTCCCAATACACCGGTGATTGTAGATGCTAATACTGTTGAAACCCCTAATAGACCTGTCATGATAACTTTAACCGTACTTAACAATTTAATCAACCCCACAATACCAGTTATTAACGCCGGAGCTAACCATACTAATAACAAAGTCTTACCCGTTTTTATAATCCCCTTTTCTAAGGAATCCATATCCTGTTCAACAAATTTAACCAATTTATCTGATAATATTTCAAGTCTGTCGCCCCATTTTTCAAACACGGGAATGAATGTTTTCCCTATACTTCTACTTATATCACTGGCTTTGGCTTTAAGACGCGAAAGTCTGACAGTTAAATCGTTAGAACTTTTAATTACCGCACCTTGGGCATCTCTGCTTCTCTCCATGATGAGAGCAAATCTGGCCATGATTTTTTGTGTTTCGGTTGCATCTTTGGCATTTTCAACCATACCTGAACTCAATAATTTTGCTTTAAGTGTAGCCTCATCAATCCTAATACCATACTTAAGTAAACCACGAGTTAAACCTATTACCCCAGATTTTAAATCTTCCAAAACATCTACAGGGTTAGCTCTTTCCCATTTACCCAAATCAAAAGCTAATTGAGTCAATGTACCAGATAATTTGGCCGCATCATCACGAGCTAAACCCATCGGAACAAGTGTATCCTGTAGATTTGCCATAAACCCTTTGATTTCAGCTTTCGATTTACCATATGATTTAGCCAAATTTGCAGCAAACTTGTCCGATTCTTCTACTATCCCATCAAATACAGCCTTGAATTTTGCTTCAATGTCCTGTGTGTCTGCTGCATCTTTCAGGGTTTTCGCTAATGCGGCTGTTCCGATTGCTAACATGTTTCTGGCGGCACGTCCCGTGATTCTAAAACCGTTCCTTAAAGAAGATAAAGATGATTTAATTCTAGACAGAGCGGTACGGAAATTCTTATCGTTAGCATTAAACTCAAAAAATCCCTCTCCAAATCTAAACATATTTTTATCCTCTCAATTTTTCAATCTGTTCAAGAACGTGTTGAGCTTCAGCCGTTGAATTAACTTCCATTCCCTGTAGTGGTTCAATCAGTTTATCTCTCATGATTTCAATGTATTTATCTACTTGAAATGGTGTTAAATCACCAACTTGGTTAGCATCCATATTAAAATGGTCTTTAAATGCACGAAGAATATCTGATACTGTTAGCTTTTCTTCGTTTTCACCTTTATCCTTACTCTTGTCTTTATCTGATTTAGGTTTGGATAGGCTGATCTTAGCTATGGACTTAACTAACATCGGGATAGCTTTACGATTGTATTTTTTTCTAAAAAATTTGGCTAACACTTTTTTCTTTGTCAACGGTTCTGCTTTACGGATCGATAAATATAAACAGTGAACCATGGCTTCTACAACACATACGTCATCATCGCTGTTCAAGAGACTTTCCATGAACAGCCATTCTTTTAAAGTAAGTGGGTGGAGGACGAGATATCCTCCACGCCACTTTACACAAGTAGGGGAACCGAATGCTTTTCGATAATCATTCATGTTGTTATGTCGCTAAACTGTGACAAGTTGCTGTTACTGTACACCCGGTGTGAGCCGCACCCCGAATATCCGTACCAACTCTAATACTGGTAACTCGTGCCTCTGAAACAGTAATCGCCGATCCAGTATTATCAATACCAACAAAAGCGAAAGTGTCACCATTTGTAACCAGTGAAGTTGACTTAATTCCGAGCAACTCAAAAGTTAAATTAGCACTATCATTGCCATCAGTGGTTTTAATCATACCTGCATCAACGTACTCTTGAGCATCGTTTGACTCGTTGTATTCCCAATTTTGGGTGTTTTCTACTGTTGCGGCATCAACGGTTATTGACCCGCTTTTTCCTGTTCTCGGTACTGGCATTGTTATTCTCCTAATAAAGATTATTTTTACTATACAATTATGTCAAGTTCTTCTCTTGCTAAGGAATATGCTTCCTTTGGCTTCCCTTGGACTCAATCGGCCCAAAGGGTATCAAACCTCATCCGTCCTACGTGGGTGTCGGGGTCGGTGTCGGAGTAGGTGTCGGGGTCGGGGTCGGGGTCGGGGTCGGTGTTGGCGTAGGAGTTGGAGCCGTTGATTTACCGCCAATCACGATGTCATAGGTGATTGTAACACCTGCATCATCATTTTCAATCTTCAACTGATCATTCGTATCAACAACCAACCCATTGATGTTGCCAACATTTAACAAAATTGATGAATCTGGCGGAATCTTAAGTATGTCGCTAGCTGCGTCACCAAACAAAGGAAATGGATTAGTCGCCGCCGCACCTACTAACAAGTTGTCAGTGGTTGAATTGTTTTTTATATACAAGAATTTACAATCATAAATTGTAACACTATCACCAAACGCATCTGACAATGAAGCGGTTAAATCTAAAGTTTCATTTGCCCCGCCCGCTAATGTTCTTGTGTCATGAAAAACAATGTCAGCTTCGTGAACACTACTCAACACGCTGGATATTGTATTTTGATCATTAATTGACACCGGACACTGATTTGTTGCTAAATCTAGAGCTTTAGTTAATGTTAACGATAAAATTGATCTAACGCTACCTGCTACTTCCATTTTATATTACTCCTTAAGTTATTGTAATATCCGATATTGCTATTGCCATTTCTATATTTATGTTAAAACCACCGACCCAACCATCTTTATTTGTACGGTTTTCATTCTCGTCAGTGCTATTGTATTCGTAAGTTGACGGAGTTATAAAAATTCTATCCACGAAATCACCAAGTCCAAACATTGGTGAAGATTCCGATTCTATAGCGGTATATAGAATTTTTAAACAAAGCCATTCAATGGGAAACACATATTTATTAGCCCGCATCGTTCCCGATAAAATTACTAATTGGTACGATCTTACCAATTTTATATTGGATGAAGTCCAATCCATGTCATTCGTTCCACCCGTTGGAAACAACATAACTTCTGGAAAATCAGCAACCATCAAATTTTTCTTGATTGGTGTTTCATCATCAGTCACCAATTTAATACGATTACCCTTTTTTACAAGATCAGTAAAATCAGAATTTGCTTCCAGCACTGTCCATATTGCATTATAGGCTTGTCTAAATGGATCAATTGTGAAATCAACTGCCATATTCGCTTTCCCTTTCCAATTTAGCCACGGATGTTTTAATGATATTTATTATTCGTCTTCCAACTGTTGGTGTTGGTGCAACTATAATTTGTCGTTTCGGTAAATTTCCCTTTCCTTGATCATGGTAAACTGCAATATCTCTAATGGTTGCTTTACCCTTACCATGTCTTTCAGGTCCACCAAATCCAACTCTTAACCCATAAGGAATACGCTCAAATTTATTACCCGGTTGATCCACTGTCAAAGCATTTAGTAGCGTACCAGTGTCTCTTAAAATAGCACTTCCTTTTTGTAATTTTTTATAATAAGCTCCTTGACCCCCTCTACGGTAAGTCCTTTTTAAAGCTGCACGATCTCTGGTTCTGATACGTTTCAATGGTTTCCAATCACCACCACCTCTAGAGTGTATAATAAATCTTCTTCGCACAAAAGCTAAATAAACAACACCTATTTGTTGCCACATGTGTCCTATGTGTCCACTGAACGTACCCAAGGCATGTTGTTCAAGCCATTTGCGTTCAAATCGCCTTAATGCTTCAAAGTTAATTGTTGTTTTTCTTGTACTCATCGTATTACAGTTGGGGAAGTTGGAGCAGTTGTATCATGTGCAGTTGCATCTAATTTGGTTATACCAGCGATGCAATCAGAAATTTCAGTCTCCACGGACTCTTTTATAACTTGTAGTTTATTACCCTCTTCATTATCATCACTCAACCCACGCGATTCGTATAACCAAATACCGGCCCACTTCGATGCCCAGTCAGTTATTCGTTTTGGAGGCGATGAAAATGGAAGCAAATACCTACTAAAACGAAAACGATCATTAATGTAATCTTGTGCAAACAAAATCGATGAAGTTATTCTATCAGTATCAGCCGCCGCATTATCATTATCTAAATTGGACCACCGTATGATGTTGTTAACACCAAACACATTTTCTATACTGGTTTGGGAACTATAAAAATCAGTTAAAACTGGGGTTATTGGGGTTGCATCAACACTCATGATATTGTTATCTCCTTGGTATCGGGTCCGTAAATCCCCTGTTTGAAGAAATATATAGTATAAACTGCCGGGTCTAACATCAAGTCATTTTCCCATCTTCCAAATGTGTCCGTTCTGGTTGTACCTTTTATAAATAAAGAAGACAAATTTCCGGCATCATAATCCGTTTTTAAATACGCTCTAACCGTAGCATTATCAACACCCGCACCACTTACCTTATAGGTTAAATTGTCCGTACCACCTGTATCATGATTAACTGTAATTGATCCATCACCAATTCCACTGGATGAAATCAATGCATCGGTAGTTGAGTGTGAAGATATTACCACAGCTATATCATCATTATCAGGATCAAAGTCATTTAAGTTACCTATATCTGTATCCGTTGCTAAATGAGCAGCAGTAATAGCCGTAGTAACTACACCTACAGCCTCTGGTGTTACCGTATTAGCACCATAAGTCTCTAATCCAGCAACAACGTCAGATTGTATTTGAGTACTAGCTGCCACACCTGCTATATTAGTTACATTGGTAACAGTCGTAACAGTTGTAATTGTGCCTGCTGTAATATTCGTTGGTGTTGCAAATCCTGTAGCCGTTGCCCAAGCTCCTTGATTAGTTTGTAGCTCGCCGGTATCCCCTACAATAAGAACAGTCTCTGCTTTAACGGCAGCAATATCCGCTGAAACACTTGCTCCAACTGCTGCTCCTAATACAGAAGCCAACGCCGCATTATCCGTGCCGACCATATCTGTGTTCAATGTGCAAACAGACAAAGCACCGCCCGCGTCTATGCCTAACGTTCTTGCTGTTGTAATCTTGGCCCGATACACACCGACTTTCATAGTCACTGGATCAATCGAGGCATGTGTGATATGTAGAGTCAAAGTTTCAAAGTCATTGGCTGCATCCATGTTAGTCATCGCAGCTTCGTCAATAGCTAAACTATACAATCCCGGAAGGTTAGTGGCGTCAATCTCAGCGGTCGTAGGTGTAGTCATTACCCCCCTTGCACCATTATCCAAAACATAATTGACTGTAAAACTTGACAAGCCGGTTTCTCTTGTGAATAGATTTGTCACATCTCTTGCAATAAAAAATACAAGTCTATCAACACTATCGTTTAGTATATATTCCATATTATTATAACCCTGCCAAGTCTAGTTTATGCGGAGTCTGCATGCGTTCCCATGTACCCATCGTAGAATAACCACCATCTAAAGTTGGCATCCCTTTATTCCATAGTCCTGATTCTGGTTTCAATCTAAAATCATTATTTGCTTTATCTTTGAATCGTGGGTCAGCACTGATAGAATTCACACCTGTCACACAACCATTATACGCATTAGCTAAAGTCAATTCTCCATCATCAGCCCATACACAATTGTAGTTACTATATGCCAATGTACCTGTGATTCGCCTTACGGCAAAATCAGAAGCTCCTGCTCTCGGGACATAAATATTATTCCACTCATATAGCACACAATTTGCATGATTCATAAGTATAGACTGCTCAGGTTGAAAATAAAATACATTGTTGAAACAATGCACTCGACAAGGTAAAGCTAGATAAAGGCCAGTGCCAGCTATAAAAATATTATCATGTACACTACAACCAAAACCTAGATTAAACAATGCTTGTCCACCACCTGTATCAAACAAATTGCAAGCAAAGTCCATTCCAGTTATACCTCCCCCCTGGATTGGAGAGCCCACCATACCACTCCCAAAGTAACAATCGTATATGAAACCTCCTGTAATACCTGTTCCTGAGTACAATGCAGAATATAAGCTATCAAATTTACAGTTGATAATTACTAGATTGACACTCCCCGTATTTACTATACCAAATATATTCGGGTAAACAGGAGGGAAACCATCTGACTTGAAATTATGGAAATAAAAGTTTTCCCAGATAGTATTGTGAGCACTATCTAACTCTAATACTTTTGAGTCAAAGCTACCGTTATTCCCATCAACTTCCAAAATACGATGTGCTGCTGCTGCTGTAGCCCCATCTTCTAAAGCTCCACTGTAGTAAGTTTGACCACGATCCATGTCACTTACAAAAGTAGCTAAATCAACTACTGTTTGGTAATATGCTTTGAATCTTATCTTAGTATTACTAGTGACTGTTCCGCTATTACCAACAGTAGCCTTTGCTACTGGAATCCATGCTGCATCCGCTTTCACCCAAACACAGCAGTCATCTGGTGCATTAGCGATAGCATCAGGAATTGACCAAGCAGTTGCGTCACTGAGTCCATCTTCAAATCCAACACCACCTGAGGCTCTGGCATATCTATGTACAAAAGCCATTAGTCATCCTCACCTTCTGGTTGTCCTTCAGGCCAAATAATAACACATAGTTTTCCGTTTATAGTACTCGTAGTCATGTCAATATCGGTAAACTTTTTAATAACTTTAGTTCTTACTCCACCTATCAACTCATTCCATATGAATAATTTATTTAGCTCTCTTTCTTCGCTCTCTAGCTCTAATACCGTATGACGTTGTATTGCAGTTACTAGTCCAGCATTACCTCCAGACCAATCAACATCGTCTATGGCTTTATCAATCAACTCTGCTATCTGAGCTTTAGTAAGTTCTCTCACTTGATCCAAAGACAACCCGGCTGAGATAGCAGCTTCTTTTAGTCTAATTTTAAGTGGATGATTCATACCATAGCCTCTATTCTTACTTGAGAATTATAAACAGTTTTCTAAAAGAGAAATTACGTTCGGGTCAACCAAAGTTATCTCTGGCTCTAATGATTTTCTCAGTCTTATCGGTTAATGCATACTTATCAATAATATCTTGTTCTGTTTGTTTTGCCATTTCGGGTTTTTGTTTCCACTCATTTTAGAATCTCGACAAATTTCGTAGCCGCCGCACCCAGCCCCATACCAATCAGCGTGAGGGCAAACGCCCCGCCGAGTATAAATGCCTTGCTGCGTCCGATTGTTTTCCCGTATGGACACAGTTGAATATGAAGTTTTAATGCTTTTTCAGCGGCTTCTGTTGCAACATCTTTTACTATCAATCTAATTAGTTTTTCATCAGCTTCAGTCATCGCCATGTTTGTTACCTCTATAGTTGATAATTAACAAAAGGGAGTATGACTGACCCATTACAGATCAGTCACACCTCATCATTTTCAAAAACCGATACTAAAAACCGGCTACAGTTGCAATAACAACTGCGTTTGGAACTTTGACTACCGGTAAGAACGTATCACCAGCAAGCTGTTTAACAGTCACGGGATCGGATAATACTTGAGCATAGGAGAACATGCCCTTTTTAGCAATTACATTTGACGATATTGATGCCATTGCATCAGCAGAAATTTGACCAATGTCTGTGGGCACAGGGTAAGTACCCTCAATCACTTCCCACCATTCCGGGGACGGATCAGGTGTAAAGACAATATCATCATCACCGATAAAATCTTGGAAATCACCATCATCGTCAACGTAGAATGTCTCGCTAATTGGCATCCATTTCTTAATTCCCAAGAAACCATCAGAGATTTCGCCCACTGTGAACGAATCTTGAAGTGTGTTTTTACGGTTGATCATTTCTTTCAGTACTGTGTTTTTCCACATGTAATCAAGAATGTTCTTACCGTAAAATGCTTGGGTTATCGGGTAACCAGTTAATCTGACTGCCGCATCTTTCAAACCCTTGATGTGAGTATGAATATCCGTACCAGCAGCAGACCAAACAGCATCGATGATATCACCATCACCAAGCATATCACATTGATCCTTGTTACCATCTGGAATGCCGTAATCAACCGTAACCACAGAACCGGATGAAGACGGTAAAAGATTACCCTCGCCATCAAAGTAAACAAGGCCGGTCAGCAATGCCGACATGATTGATGCTTTACGCAAATTTTGGAAAAGATCTTTAAATTCCCTTGTCTGTCGGGAAATTTCAGCCTGACCCAGTGCTTGTCTTGAATCATTTGCCAGATTGGTCAAATTCATCAAAACGGACGGATCATGGTGCATGTGTTCAAACGAGTGAAGCAATTTCACCGGAATTTCACTTACACCAGAAACGTTACGTAGTTTGGATGGTGACCCGTAGTGCACCAAACGTGCAGTTTTTCTTGTACCCTCAACCTTGCGGTAAGTACAATGATCACCCTCTACAGTTCTTGTCGGACGAAAAAATGATTGAGGAATACCGTCCGTTGGTATTCCTGATTTAATACCTTGTATCACTCCGGAAAGGTTTTTGCCTCCCAGAATCTGTCTTAATGTCTTGGCCATGATTTTTATCTCCTTAAGATAAAATTTTGTTTAGTGCAGCACCTTTACATCGTGCCACCTCATACCACTGTTCCCTTGCCAAGGAGCAGGTTTCCCTTAGCTTTCCTTGGACTCGAACAGTACTAATAATGTCGAATACCTGTCTCAAACTATGCTACCTTACGCAGTAGGTGTCGGAGTAGGCGTAGGTGTCGGAGTAGGCGTAGGTGTCGGAGTAGGCGTAGGTGCTTCAGGAACCGTAGTACCCGTGAATATTTCGTCGAATATCCACAACCCAACACCAGCTTTCGCCAAGTTATTACGGTAGTATTCCTTGACTTCAGGTGGAGTCGGCCAATTAACGATCTGACTTTCGTCCACAATACCGCCAATCAGCATGTTGGAGAATGGCACATTGATGCTGGTGTCGTCAGCATCGGTAACCTTAATCCCGTAACCATCACCAATTATACACAGTGGGATTTGGGAACCGTCAATCGGAGCAACTATTGAACCAACTAAGGTTATGCCGGTAATTGCCCCGATTGTGATAGCACCAGTCGTGACATTAACGGCAGAGTAAGCCAAAACTTCAGGCGATGGATTAGCACCAGTGTCCTTGCCGTTAATTATGGTTAATGAACCAGTTGCACCAACACGCCTTACGATTTCAACTGCTGTTGCGGCTGATACATACAAAGTGGTAGCACTAGCTGCTGCTTCTGCGGTTGTTAATCCCAGAATAGATGGAGCAAAAAGACCGGTTGCGGTAATTTTACCCATGATCGTTCCTGCTCTTAGCACATCGAGATCACCGGTATTACCTGCGTCACGTGACAAAGAACCATTGATTACTACACCACCGGGGTATAGGACGGAATGATCTAATGTTTTTAAAACTCGTCTTGGGGTCGCCGTTCTTTCGGTTTTTATACCCGGCAGACCATATGAACCTTGCTGAACCATATTACTATCTCCTAAACAATTCTATTATTTTAGTTTTGTACACAATGTTTTCAGTTTCGTTGTTACGCTGTGGATGCTTCTTCGATCATTTCCTTTTCAACAGCATCGTCGTAACTTTTTTCTTCGTCACCACCGGGAGTTTCACGACTCAAACTCATCGTTTTGACTTTTTCACCAAGTTCAACCAGATCATTGGCCTGAAGAACTTCGCACAGATGATCGAGAGAAGAACCACCCTCGGAATAACTCAACGACATCAGATTACGAGTACCTGATGCACCGATGAATTTAGAACATGCCAATTTTGCCGCCGCAGGAGTGAGTTTACCAGCAGCAACCAGATTGTTAAGTCTGTCTTCACCAGTTTTACCCATCTGTTCCGCAAGATTGGGATCGATTTTGGTCGGAGTCGTTTTCTTCAAACCAGCAATCGTAGTTTCATGTTCTGTTACCTTAGTAGAAAAAGTCTTGTTTTCATCGGTTAATTTCTTAAATCCTGCCGACAATTGACTTAATGCAGTTTCTGCTGTGAAATCATCACCAGCACCAATTAGCTCTTTAAGAGCCTTGAGTAGTTTCTCATCCATATTTTGATCTCCTAAGTTAAAATGGAATAGGTTTATTACACTACTATTTGAATCAGCTTTACTAGCTGCTTTACGTACTACTTCAAACTCTGATTGTCCGGGTGCTACTGGTTGTTGAACAATACTGACGTGAGAAATTGCCTCACCATAATCATTACCTTTTCCATCCTTGTAGTCACGATCCACTAAAATCGAGACATTACGCACTTTTTGCACCAAATCAATTGAGTCTTGCCCTCGGATTTCAGTGTTAGCAAACAAAGCATTTCCGTTACGATACATGTCGGTTACATAACCTCGTACCGCTTCTGCATCACCTCTGTGATCAACAACTACTTCAACATCAACACCATTGTCTTTCATTTTGTTGAATGTCTTAATCCATCCGTCCATCCGTTCGGGTGTAACATCCAATTCCCACTTATGCTTGGGGTGTGTGTACTTACCTACATTGATGATGTCCTTTTTGAACATCTGCACCGGTGTTTCGCTATCACTCATTTCCAGTTGTGATGCCATTTCGAAACCATCATTTTCAAGGTACAGTCCAGCAATACTCGGTATTTTTTTAGTTTTTTTAGTTTTCGCCATCAGTTATGTTTCCTTGTATAATCCACGACAATCTTTTAGTTTTCTTTTCTTTTTTGACATCATTTGTATCCAAATTGAGTTCTAACAGTTTTTTCAGATTTTCATCCTGTTTATCCATTTCCTTTGGATCACTGGTTATGACCGGCGTACTTTGAAAATTTTCTCTACTCATTTTATCACTTCTTCTAAATCAATAATTCGTGTTTTAGCTGTCAATTTGGTAGCTGGTTCTATTTTATCATTTATAACCCTGTACTTAACTTTTGAACTTAATATAACCTCTTGTTCTGTCGGATATTCCGAAATGGACGATATTTTTACACCATGTTTAGTACCGCCCTTTACTTTTATTAAAACTCTATTAAAATCGGGTGAACCCTTGGGAGTAGTAAACTCCAATGCCCTAATTTCATCGGTTGTAAAACTAGTCAAATTATTAAATTTCAAAGTTCCCTGTTTCACACTTTTATCAAATGTAGCGTAATTGAGTTTATCCCCTTTTATAGTTGAACTAAACTTCATTCCTCTGTACATGGTTTCTTGTATAGGAGGTGAACTGGCTATTGTTTTTTCAACGGATTGTGCTATTCTTAAATAACCTTTTTCCACATCACTTAGTTCATCCGCAAATTTAAGTCCTTTTAAAAATTCACGTTGAGTTTTAACAATGACTGGACCCAAATGGGAGGAGTACCGTTTCATTTCCATCACTTCATCGGATGGTAACCGTTTTATCCATTGTTCTTGTGTTAATACTGGTTCAACCTTTTTAGGTGTTACTTTAACAGGTTTTACTGCTTTCGGTTTAGGTGCTACTTTTGCAACTACCTTTTTCGGTATTTTTGAAATCGGAATTGGCACTTTAACCGGTAGTGTTTCTTTAACCAGTTTACCGGGGTTGAACTTCCACCCTTTATCTGCACCGGGTACAACCTTTTTACCATCAACTACCATATTTTGATCAGGTTGTTTTTCCTCTTCTTCATCAAAGATCATAACCGTAGTACACCGGCAATTATAACCGTTTGGCGGCCAATTTTCGGTCCAGAAGAAATCATCCTTGGGTAAAACCGTATTATCCATTGCGGCATGAGTATCTCTAACTCTGGCATCACCAACCGTGTAGTAACCATAACCCCAGAGTATTTCCTGTATAGCCGGTGATTGACTTGCTTTCCATCGTCCAGCATTATAAGCCAAACTAACCTGCGTCCTTACAAGAGTTTCTAACAGGAAAGGATTGGTAGATGAAACACCACTTGTTTCAAATGCTTTCCTCAAATCCGCTACACCCTCTTTAATGTGCTTGCCCTCTTGAACGGTTTTTTGTATTGATTTTTGTGCTGCAGTTTCCAGTTGATTTGACAAACCACGTGTAACCTTTAAAGCTTGATCACCATAGGCATCTGTTAACTCTTTGATGTCCTCTTCAGATAAATCCTGTCTCCACTGCAGAAAATTAGTAGCATCATCATAAGCCGTGGCAAATCCTTTATGTTCAGCCCTTGCCCACCTAATTACCCTTTCACGTCCGGTAAGATGAGAACTAACCATCGCCGCAAGTAAGATCGCTTGAAATTTATCCATCGCTGGTTTGATGTTCATTACACCACTTCTGGTAGAACGAACTACATTACTTACCAGCATTCTCGATACAGGAGCTATGAGTCCAACTCCGATATTTTCGAGTTTTTTGGTTTCTCGTACAACAGTTAATGCACGATTTTCTAATTGTTTACGAGCCAAACGCGGCATAAATTTCCTTTACCGTTTGTATTTGTTTTTTGCTCAACGGTTTATTATCTTCATCTTTGTCTTTATCTTCATCACCCGGATTTGGGTTGTCATCATCTTCATCATCTTCATCTTCTTTTATAACCAAATTCACGTTTTCTTGTGCCTTTGGTAGTTCAGCTAATTCAAGCATGTTGTCCACGTCCAACCACGTCTGGAATATATCCACATTAGACGGTGCTGTAAGGACTTTTTCTACTATCCCACGGTAGTAAGCCTTGGTGACAGGATCAAGCCCACCTTGTTTCAAATAAACCGTATCTTGTGTATCTTCACCAAAGTTGAACCTTAACAATGGATTGATGATATCTTGATTGACGGCACGTAGAATATTTTTGTGCAATTCGTCCGATGTGACTAATGCTACACTACCATGGGTACTAGCTTCTGCTTTTGTGCCAAATTGACCCTCTGTTGCAGCCCTTTCCGGCACTAACCATCCACGTAGTATCAACGATTCGTAATGACGCAATGAATCAACAAAACCCTTGCCATGTTGACCTTTTGTTTCCAAGAAACTAATATGCCATGCCGCATATGCTTCAGGATCGATTCCTTGTCTTGACATATCTCTTGCCCACGCCGCTAATTCTTGCGGCATTGCAACACCTTTACCGGAACCAAGAGATTTAAGGATTGCTTCTGCTATTTCAAAATTTGTGGTTTCCGCACCCGTGGCATCTCTGCTTTTACCTATTGGGTACTTTATCATTGGTATTACACCAGCGATCTTCGCCATATATTTCAACTGTTTAAGTGCAACTTGGGTCCACGGAAACCACGCAAATTCCCTGATATTCTCATGTCTGCTTCTGCCATAATAATTACCCGGTTCACCATCGTACACATAATGAAAGCATTTATCCACGTTTAGTTCAACACCGTCTTGTGTTATACCGACAAAGTTACCAAACTTGTTATCAGCCCGAACCTCCACTTGGTCCGGTGCTAATGCTTTCAACCTACCCAACACCAGCCTTAATACACTGTCAACTGGTTTTACTTCCCACACCTTTTCAAAACTTTGAAATCCGTAATCTAAAGACCACATCAAGTCTTCAATTAGTTGTGGCCATAATCTGTCAATTTGATTTTTAATGAAGATTTGTATCTCTTCACTTGTTTCATCATCCTTTTCCACAGAATAAGCCGCCATCTTAACAGGAGCAGTAGCAACAGTTCTGGCCAAGGCTACAGTTGGATTGGCTCTCATTCTACGGTAAGTGTTGAATCTTCCTCTTGGTACGTCCACTGCGTCCCATATAGAAGAGAAAATACCCGCCACTTGACGTAGGGTTTTTTCACCTAAAGGAGGAGCATTTACATTTGCTTCTTTTTCTGCCACTACTCTTTTTCCTTTAATTATACAACCAGCTAATTGTTTTTATTATCACTTCAAGACAAGCCCAAAACACTAGTCCAACAAAGACTACCGTAAGTATTTTACCAGTTGACTGTTCCATTATTTTACCTCAAGCAACATTTCTTGGATTTACGTCCCGAACCACAACCACAAGGATCATTTCTTTTAATTATATGACGCGTACTCAGTCTTAACTGTCTAGCTCTTCTTCTTGATTTTCCCAGTTCATCACTTGCTAATTGTTCATTTTGACTAACTTGCATAATTCCTAACCTCGATAATTGTCCGCTAACTTCCACCATTTCACTAGCTTGCATTGTACCACACCTTTCGCTTGCCAAGGAGACTATCTCCTTTAGCTCCCCTTGCATCCAAGGGTTTTCTGAATATTCTCATGGGGGTTACTACCTTAAGCCACCACCGAGAATTGTCCCACCAAGTCCTCCCTACGTGTTACGCGTACTGGTCTTAAAAACTCTATTCTATAATCATCAGCATCTGACGCATGGCTCAATTTTTTCTGGCTCTTATCGATTCCACCAAATGAGTCCCTCTTCAGGTACATTCTATCTTCAATTAAACGTTGGCATCTACCATGACATTTCCAGTGTACCTTTGAATCACAATCCTTGAGTGTCAACTCTACTGCATTTATTCTATCCACTACCATCGGATTACTTCTTGGTATCCGTAACTCGTACGGTATGCCTAACTTAAGCAGCCCATCTTCAAGGATCGCAATGTTACTTTCACCAGTGCCGGACCATTGTGCATTACCGGACGCGTCACCAAACACATAAAGCATCGGCCATTGCCATCCACCCAGTTCTTCTATCAACCTACCAAACATTATCACTGCATCTTTTACACTCAATCTTGGTGTGAAAATCTCGTGTACAGTAGTGAAGAGCCAATTATCCTCATACTCGTTATGTAATTGCCCTATTTCAAAATGCATGCCCGGTGCTATGTTGAAATCAATAGACAGGTGCAATGGTAAATTCTTATTTAGTTTCAGTCTGTTGGACACGTGATGTTTCTTAGCAAATGACGGATAAACCCTACCACCACGTAACGAAGCTGCACCACCCTCAAGGTACTGTTCAGCTAAATCTGCAGTTAGATTCTTTTTCATTTCATCATAGAACACTGCCGCACGTGGATTTTCATTAGTAGGTGCTCTGTACAATGACGCATTATCCGAATGCATTTCCTTATAAATTTTAGTTGCATCACCCTCATTAGTGTAAGTAAACATCTTTTGTACGAAATTGGCATCCGGATGTCGTACTCTACCAATAAATTGAGTATAAGCATCATTCTTAGGGTCAAACATGTCTTCTTTCCAACGTGCAGGTTCATCACCCCATCCAGCACCAACCTGCCAACCTGTTATCGTTTCAGGTCTTTCAGCCGTACGGATTAGGATCACACTTGGATTTTTATTTGTACCAAGATCAGGTAGGATAAGAGCAGGACCGGAAAATTTACCCTGTGAGACTGAACCGGTTGACTTCCACTTATAACTTAACCCGGCTTCCTTGAACGCATCAGTTAACGCCGGTACTTGGAAATCCATCGCATTTGAGTATGTTGGTGATACTGCCGCAGATGGGATGTAAGTGGGTTGTCCTGTCTCTAAGTCAAACGCATTGTGTATGTGAAGTGTAACGAGTTTTCTACTACCAATAAACGTCTTGCCCGACATCCAACCACCCTCAAGACCAACGATTGTATGTGTCCAATCATTAGCAAAACCCGCTTGTCCACCCGGATTTGGTATAACGATGCCAGCTTCATTTATCAATATTTGACTCATTTAAGTCCCGGTCCCTGTAGTGGTAAACTAATTCGCCTTATTGTTTCCCCATCTGTTATACCAGCCTCGTCCAAACGAAACATCGTAGTTGCTAATTTTAAATGGTATTCTTGCACTTTTATTACTTTATTTATCACTTCTAATTTTTGACCAATCGATGTCTTTTTACTTTGTAAGATTTTAATTATTTCTTTTGACGTTAGTTTAGTTAGCTTTAATGCGTCAGGAAAAACAAGTAAAATTTCAGTTAAGTTCGGCATGCCCGGTATACTTGGTAGTTTCGGTCCCTCCGGTTGTGCTAGTGGTAACGTCTTTTTCTTTGCCGGACTCTTTTTAGTTTTAGTCTTTTTCTTAGCTTTGACGGCCTTAACGACCTTTTTAGTTTTTTTCACCACTGTTAACGCCTTTATCTACGGTGCAATTTGCTCTTCCAATTCTTCAACTTTATAATGTTTCTTTACGTTATTCTCCTTTACTGAACAAATCGTCATTTTTAGTTTGTTTTGTCTCTTACCCCCTTTCATGATACCGTAAGGGGCATACAGTCTTCACTTTTAATGAAATCGACAAATTGAAAACAAACAAAATACATAAAACAAAACCACAGGTGGATTAGTCCTGTGGTTCTGGAGGAGGTTAGATCGTAAAAAGTTTGTGAGTTTTAAACGACCTAACTAGGAGGAAATAAAGTTATTTTATTACCCTTTCTAATAATACTACCCACGGCAGGCCAGAGGTAAGTTACCTAACATCTTTACTTTCCTTTATGCTTTTCAGCAAACTTTTTTATTCTGTTAATCAAGGCATCAATGGCCATCAACGTTTCATCACTCCACTTAGGTAAACCCACACCCCGCATTTCTTGACTCATCAAACAGTGAGCCATGTGGTATTCTTTACAACAACCATCATCATCATCACCAATACAGTCTTCCTCCCAAGCAAGACATTCTGAACAACCATCCTCGTTATATATACATAGTGCACATCCCATACTATCATATTCTAAACATTGTTTTGGTGTGAGTTTTCGTTTCAACTCCCATACCCTAATACTACATAGGGCCGCTTCATAAATACCTTTTTTCGCTTCTGCTCTTACATATTTATCTGATAATAATTCAATCTTTCCCATTTTATTCAACTTTCAATATTACAGCTAGTTCGCCGATCATTCTGGTTACGGTGCTTAATGACGCTGTGAGTTCTGATTTTTTATTAACCAAATCTCTGTATCTTTCTTCATTCGTTGCCTTGATGGTGTCCGTTATTTCCTTTTCACCACCATCCGCTTCTAACCCCGAAATCAGAAAACTTGTATGACCATGTGGAGTATCAAACGGCACACACATCACAGACACACCTTGTTCTGTCACCCCAATTATCCTCCATCTTCTACCAGTTTCTTTCGATCTAATCATAATTTCACCTTTTTAAAATGCCCGCCACAGCCAGATCATTAAGTTACTTCGCTGTAGAGTAGTAATCCACTACAGGACGGATTTTTCGCTTAACGGTAATCGTATCTGACTATGCGGTTTCCGTTAACCACGTGACAGGTCTTCTTTTTTAATATTAAACAACAGGTTGAATTATGTGTCCAACGTCAGCTACTTCGCCCTCCACGGACGACGCTTTACACCCTTTAGTTTTTACCATCTTTCCCGCACAACTTTTTACGAACTACCGTTACTTGGTTGTGTGATACTTGAATCGGGAGTTCTACACTCCATGACTTACTGTGAGTAGTTAATTCACGTTTCAGTCCAAGGGTACTTCTACGGCCTTATACCGCTGTTATTTTACTTTTTCCTTTAAATTTCCCTTGACGATATTTATTTCATCGAATTTTGTGTTTTTACCTGAAAATTCGCGTCCAGCTTTTTTAGTTTTAAACACAAACATAATACCCTCGCACCCATCAGGTAAACCCACTTCTGGAAACATAGGTAAATTTACTTTAGGTTTGCAGTGTATTTTTGTTGCCAAGTAGAATTTTTTCTTACTCATAATGTCAAATCCTCTTTAGTTAATAAATCTTTTGTGAAATCACCACCCGGACCGAGCTTTACAACTGGCGGTTTTCCGTCCAACCACTTCTTCACTTCTTCAGGCGAACCATAACACCCACTAGGTACATTATTGTAGATGTACTTAACGATAATCAACATGTTACGTGTGTTGTCCGTGTCCGCTTTATTGAACGCCTTAAACAGATCATTTTCCAACACGGCCATTAAAAATCCACCTGTCGGAATCCGTTCCTTAACGTACCTATCCAAAGCTCCTATTATTTCATTATCCATAACTTATAATCCTTTCATTTAAAACCTGCTCAAGACTCCACCGAACAACCACAAAACCGACAAAGCCTCGAACAAGTAAGCCAACCATCCTTGCCTATCACTACACCCCGAAGCAAAAATAATCAGCACAAATCAAACTCCACTTATATAACGTGTCAAAATTAAACTCGTTTTCATTACCCTGCAACTTCTTCACCCTCCACGGACGACATCCGCCAACCAATCTCGATTTCCCAGATACCACGCTATCGTCTTGTTGATCCCTTCTTCGAAACTAACTAAAGGCCGCCAGCCCAACTCTTCCATTATCTTACCGGCGTTCATAGCATACCTTCTATCGTGCCCGGGCCTGTCGGTTACATGTCTGATAAGCGATTTCGGCTTATCGAGCCGATCCAGTATCAACTCAACAACCTCAAGATTGGCCTTCTCGTTACAACCACCGATATTATATATCTCACCGGGAGTCGCTTCGGTTAAAACTTTCCACACCGCTGTGCAAT